TTTGGACCAACTTCTTGACATTGTTGAGGACTTGCTTCTTCTTGTTACCTTTAGCCATTGGTGTGTGTGTGTGTTAATAAAATGCGAAAAATAAGATTGTAAAACCTGGAAAACACAAAAGGTGATCCAGTGGGAGGGAAAATTATAAACTTTTGAAAACGTTGGACTTTCCCAAGTCCGGCTACTCGTCGATCTTCGCGAGTTCGTTCACGATCGGCCAGGTGATCTGGGCTGGGAGGGAGGTGACTTTGTCAAGCAATCGCTCGAAGTCTTGTTCCATCTCCCGGGTGAGCCCGTATCGCCTCTCGATGAACTCATAAGTCTCAGGTGTAGGCTGGTGCTTGAAGCGTGCGAGCCTGTCAAAGGACCTTACGGGTCCCTCCGGTTTCGACAACCGCCGGTGAGTTTCGAAATATTGGTGGAGGAACGGGACGTAAGACACGGAGGTCTCGAGGGAGAGGGCCGCACCGTAAATGTCGGCTTTCTCGCTGCTAGTGGTCCATCCGGCGCGGTGGAGCTGGCGCCCTATCTTTGGGCCCCATATGATCTTGTCACCCACAGGATAGGGTAGCAAGCTCACGAACTCAACCTCGGCTAAGTCATGGGTTGGCTTGGCCGTTACCTTCAACCCCAGCGGGCGAATGCGGCGGTTCTCCTCGTCCTCGCTCAATCGAAGCGAGTCGGTGGCCCCGACAAGGAGCGAGTCGTCGCCGTCTATCGCTACGGCGTACGAGTCGGGACCGGGTTCCCCATGAACGAACACATTTTCGGCAAGGTTGATTATGTCGTTCCGGATGGACGTGGGCTGGGTTCCACTGACTTGGCGGGGTTCGCTTGTTTTGAACTTGATCCACTCCTTTCCTTGGATCCCCCCCGATAGGTAGCACACCTTCTCATACGCATCGAGGACCGCCTGGGGGACGCCCGCGCTCTGAGCAGCGGCTAGGAAGAAGTTGAGAGCTCCTTTCCTCTGGCGTCTGTCGAAGCGGCTTTCATCCTTGACCCGATAGACCACCACACGGCCCCTTGCCGTGAAGTGTGCGATCTTGTGACTAAGCCACTCCCCCAAGTCTTCAGCCGTAGTGCCCTTGGCAAAAACAACGAACGACTCGGTGCGGACCTTAAATCGGTCCAGGATTTGGTTCGTGTAACCCCAGAACTGGGGTCCGGTGAAGACATTAAACCGATCACTTGGAGAGAGCACGATACGAGGATCGTTCTCAGAAGGGCCCAACTCATCGACGGTGCCCGTTTTCTCCCTCTTTAGGATCGCGTCAAGTATCAAATCAGAGGGCCCTAACTCGCCTATCATAAGGGAACTCTGCGCGGTGTCATGGGCGGCCTGGACTGAGGTGGGGAATCTTTCATTCCAACCGAGGTATAACTCCTCGTCAGCCACCACGACTATGGGATCAGCCACACGGCTTAACACCGATTTGGTATCCCACAGCTTGTCCATAAGCTTTACCCAAGTCTCCTCATCCTCTTCAGGGTCTTGAGGGGCAAGCAACCGCGTCTTCAGGCCCGAGATAGCTGCCTCCTCCGTCGCAGGGATGAAGGAGGGGGTAAGGGTGGTGAACACGATACCCTGCATACGCAGACCGGGTTCAGGCACCTCCCCCCGGGCGTGGCTACGTTGCCCCACCCGCAATCTCGAGTCTTCGG